GCTCGAGGAACCTCTGAAACCTCGGGCTGGCTTGCCGGCCCGAATAATCCGGTCGTTCAACAACGCATCAAAAACCTTCGGGAGAAGGGTCAATGAAAACCATCGCTGAAAAAAACTACGTGGGCTGGTATCAGCCACACGATAATTCCACCGACTTCACTAACGAAGTCATGGACCCCCGCACCGGCGAGCTCGTCCAGCTGCCCAGCATGACGAAGCAAAGCCACATCGCAGAATGCGACATCAACAACATCATCCGCGACTTCAAGGTCACGGGTCAGATCGCCCACATGAACAATCAGGCCCGTCAAGGGGCCTACGTCGATCTGCCCGACCAACTCGACTTCCAAGAGTCGCTCAACATGGTCCAGCGGGCTCAAACTTCGTTCAACACCCTGCCCGCAGCGGTCCGCGACCGCTTCAACAACGACCCGGCCCGGTTCCTCGACTTCATGGCCAACCCGGCCAACCAAGACGAGATCATCAAAATGGGCCTAGCCACCGATCTAAGGCCCCCTACGACGGCGCCCGCCACTGGTGCAGCGCCAGCGCCTGAGGCACCGCCAACCCCCACAGCGGGCGCCTAATGGCTCGGGAGGGGGTCTCTCCGGAGGCCCCCCCTTCCCTGCCGAGCCTCATAAAACCCCCCCAACGCGGGGGGTATCTTTTGGACAGTAGCCTTCTCGTTCTCTACTGTCCTAACTGACAGTCCCACATGGGGCTGTCCTAACCACGGAGGCACTATCATGGCGAAACGCCATACAATCCCGCACAAGCAGTCTCAAAGGCACTTCACAAAGCATGCAACACACCCTCACCCTAAGAACGCTCCTCAGGGCAAGCCTATGCGTGGCGGCATCCGCCTGTAGCGGCAATGACCTGCCACCGCCCGCTCAAAGCCTACCGGGCTCTGGCAACCAACCCGGACACCGGGCGGCACCTAGTGACGTTCAACCCGGTCAAATCTCTTGTCGAGGGTTCCTCGTTTTCTGTCCCGTGTGGTCAGTGTCTCGGCTGCCGTCTCGACAAGGCTGAGGACTGGGCCACACGCTGCTATCACGAGGCATCTCTCTACCCTCGCAACTGCTTCCTGACGCTCACCTACTCGGACGATCATCTGCCCGAGGACTACTCGGTCTCTGTCCGTGAGCTTCAACTCTTCATAAAGCGACTGCGCGACACCCTCGCTCCTGAGAAAATCCGGTTCTTCGGAGTAGGCGAGTACGGAGAGGAAACTCTCCGTCCTCACTATCACTCACTCATCTTCAACTACTTCCCAGACGACTCAAAATTCTACCGGACTACAAAATCAAATCATCGAATCTACACTTCTGAATCTCTCACTAAAATCTGGTCTCTAGGCAACGTCTGGGTCGGCTCTGTAAGCCACAAATCCGCAGGCTACTGCGCTCGCTACTCCCTCAAAAAAGTCAACGGCGATAAAGCCGTCGACCACTACACCCGGATACATCCTCGCTCTCAACAGGCTGTCACCTGCCAGCCTGAATTCGCACTTCAATCCACCAGACCCGGTCTCGGCTACTGGTGGTTTCAAAAATATAAGAGCGACTGCTTCCCGTCCGACTTTCTAATTGTCGACGGAAAACATGTAGCGGTTCCCCGCTACTACACCCAAAAACTGCAAGAGGAGGAACTAACGCGCATAAAGCGCGCTCGCAAACGCGCATCGCTCAAACACAAATCCAACAACACACCTGACCGTCTAAAGGTCCGCGAGGAAATCCTCGCGTCCCGGGTCAAAATGTTAAAACGTGAGGGTTAAATGCTACTCAAGGCATACTGCATCTATGACAACAAGGCGCTCGTCTATCACGCGCCGTTCTTCGCCGGCACACATGGCTCGGCAACTCGCATGCTCTCCGACCTCGTGTCGGATCAACACACTACCGTAGGTCGCCACCCCGGCGACTACGTCCTCTACTACGTCGGCGACTTCGACGACTCCAAGGGGGCACTGATCCCCCGCTCTCCGCTCGATCATGTGATCGACGCTATCGCACTGGTTGCTTTGCAACCGTCCCTGCCACTCGCTGCTCAATAGGTGACCAATGGCACCTCTGCCCTCCGTAATGCAACACAGCTTCAGCCAAGTCCCACGGGCTGAAATCCCTCGATCGTCCTTCGATCGCTCACACGGTCTAAAGACCGCTTTCGACAGTGGATGGCTAATCCCTGTCTTCGTCGACGAGGCTCTGCCCGGCGACACCTTCAATCTCAACATGACGGCCTTCGGCCGTCTCGCAACACCGCTTCGTCCCTTCATGGACAACGTGTTTCTCAATACCTTCTTCTTCTCGGTCCCTCTTCGCCTCGTCTGGTCAAACTTCCAGAAATTCATGGGCGAACAGGACAACCCCGGGGACACAACCGACTATCTGATTCCACAAATCGTTTCCCCCGCCGTCACTGGCTGGGGGGTCAACACAATCCACGATCACTTTGGAATCCCCATCAATGTCCCGGGTCTCACGCATAGCGCGCTTCCACTCCGCGCTTACAACCTGATCTGGAACGAATGGTTCCGCGATCAGAACCTTCAAAACTCCATCCCGGTCCCTAAAAATGACGGACCGGATGACATCAACAACTACGTCCTCCGCCGGCGCGGCAAGCGCCATGACTACTTCACATCGGCCCTGCCTTGGCCGCAGAAAGGCCCTTCCGTTGACCTACCACTCGGCACCTTCGCCCCGGTCGTCGGCATCGGCACAGGCACGCAAGCCTTTAGCGTGCCCTCACACACCGTCACTGAAACAGGCGGCGCAACAGCCACCTACGCCAACTCTATGGACGCCAGCACGGACATAGATAATCGGCTCTACGTCCGCGGCAACGCTGCAACAGCGGGCCAACCTATGATTTATGCGGACCTCCAACAGGCAACAGCCGCAACCATCAATCAGCTACGGCAAGCCTTCCAGCTTCAAAAACTCTACGAACGTGACGCCCGTGGCGGCACTCGCTATACCGAAATCGTTCGCGCTCACTTCAACGTGGTCTCGCCCGATGCTCGTCTTCAACGCCCGGAATATCTCGGTGGTGGTCAATCCATCATCAACCTTCATCAAATCGCCCAAGTCTCCGCCTCGGTCGCTGGCTCTACTCCACAAGGCAACCTTGCTGCCTATGGCACCGTGTCATCCTCGGGCCATGGCTTCACTCACTCGTTCACGGAACATTGCATAGTGATCGGGCTCGCTAGCGTGCGAGCCGATCTCAACTACCAGCAAGGTCTAAACCGTATGTGGTCCCGTCGGACCAAATACGACTACTACTGGCCGGCGCTCGCCATGATCGGCGAGCAAGCCGTCCTCAACAAAGAAATCTACGCTCAAGGCACCGCGAACCTCGCCGCTGATGACGGCGCTTGGGGCTACCAAGAACGCTTCGCGGAATATCGCTATAAACCCTCGGTAATCACCGGGGAAATGCGCTCAACCGCACCTCTGCCACTCGACACTTGGCACCTCGCGCAAAAATTCGCCTCACTGCCCGCGCTAAACGCGGCATTCATCGAGGAAAATCCTCCTATCGCGCGAGTCATCGCCGTCCCTTCGGAACGGCAATTCATCCTCGACACCTACTTTCAATATCGCTGCGCCCGGCCTATGCCCGTCTTTGGCGTGCCGGGCATGATCGACCACTTCTAGGTGCAACCATGCCCTTCGGCATAGACGATCTAGCCTTTGCCACGATGGCATCAGGCGCACTCTCTGGCGGCTCGTCACTACTCGGAGGTCTCTTCGGCGCCTCCGGTCAATCCGCCACAAACTCTGCTCAAATGCAGTACAACGCTCAACAGGCCCAGCAGAATCGCGACTGGCAAGAGCACATGTCGAACACCGCTTATCAACGCGGAATGGCCGACATGAAAGCTGCTGGCCTAAATCCAATCCTCGCCGCCAACCTCGGCGGCGCTTCAACTCCCGGGGGTGGCCAAGGCTCCGTCACCCTCGGCAACCCCGGCTCCTTCATGCAACAGGGTGTCTCCGGTCTCGGCAACGCTATCGGCCACTCTGCTCAAACTAAGGCCGCACTTACCCAGGCTGAAAAAGACAACAGCCAGGTGGACCTCAACAAGGCGTCCACCACCTACACAGGATCCTCAACGGACCTGAACAAAGCGGCCACTATCAAAGCCGCTCAAGACACCCGCACCAGCGAGGCCACCGAGGCCGCTCAACGTGCATCTGCAGCGGTCTCCGCTGCTCAATCTGGTCTCATCCACCAGCAAACTAACTCGGCCAAATCTCAGGCCGAAATCGACGCCGCCGCCGCTAAAGACGTCGGCACATACGGCGTCCCTCGCAACGAAAGCATCGGCGGCATTGCCGGCCGTATCCTTCGTAAAATCGCACCCGACCTCCTCGAGGGCGGGGGCAAATCTCAACCCTCGTCCGCTCGAGGAACCTCTGAAACCTCGGGCTGGCTTGCCGGCCCGAATAATCCGGTCGTTCAACAACGCATCAAAAACCTTCGGGAGAAGGGTCAATGAAAACCATCGCTGAAAAAAACTACGTGGGCTGGTATCAGCCACACGATAATTCCACCGACTTCACTAACGAAGTCATGGACCCCCGCACCGGCGAGCTCGTCCAGCTGCCCAGCATGACGAAGC